ATCACCTTCTTGTGGAGTAATAGTAACAAATGCTTCTGTATAATTATAACCTGGGTTTGTAACTACTATACTATTGACACGCCCAGAAGCAAGAACCGCGGCGGCCGCTGCATCTTTACCGTCACCAGTAATAGTTACTCTTGGTACTTTTGTGTAACCAAAACCTGGATTGCTTACATTAATTGTTGCTATACCACCCGTAGTTGTTGGGACCTCTTCAAAGAATATTCCCGACCTTATAGAACTAATTGATGTTACATCTACTTGTGAGAAATCTGGAGAAGATGATAGCCCAGCGTTAAAGTAATTTCTTTTTAATTTTACTCCAAAATCAAGCAAATATGTTGCTCTTGCATTTAATGTGGGATAAAATTTCTTCTGTAATCTTACTGTAGATTCGTTTGTAATGATCGATGGGTTTGCAGTTTGAACACTTGAAATTAAATCTGGTAGTTTGAACACCGAATTGAATGTGTTCAAAGAAGATGCAGTAAAGTTGTTGATAGCACCAACAACTGCGTTTTGTATTTGATTACCTGTCAGAGTTGTCTTTTTGTTATCATATAATACTTTTGTATCAATTTTCAAATAAGTATAATCAGGATCAACAATTGTTGGCGTCACAGTCAATACAGAAATTGGTTTGATAACTTCAGTGATTAATTTCTGTTTCTGTGCTGGTGTTAATGTGAAACCGCCTGCTGGCTTGACTGCACAGAAAATTTGCCCGTAAACTGGTGGATCATTTTCTTCTCCACCCCATACTGATACTGAATCTATAGGTAAATTTGTTGAATTATTTTGAATTAGATATATGTAATCTTCTTTTGTTACAGCGCGCCCTTGTGCTGCGTATGCTTTAGGTGCAGTGTATTTAATAGAAGCAATAGATTCTTTCTCTGAACCTTGTGTTGCTGAAACAATAGAAGTGATTACTGTGTTTGAAAAACCGCCAATACTAGACATGGAAGTAAAAGAGTTGGCACCAAAAGCTAATGTGCCTGATGTAGTAATGTATGTTAGGTTGATAATGTTTCCATTGACAAGAGATTTTCCAATGATGCCATCACCGAAATATATGTTGTACTTACCGTTCATTCCTTCTTCTAAAAAGTATACTTTACTAGTTGGTTTTAAATCAATATAGTTTGTTGAAAGGCTGTAAGTTTCTGATGCAGAATTCGAAGATGATTCTTGTACGCTAACAATTAGTGTAGATGTATCAATATCAGAGTCCGGTATTTCAAATATTTGTTTTGGATTTGTTGCAGTGTTGTATGCAAAGTTATAAGATGCTGCTATACCCTGTGAGATAATAATATCGTTAAATGTTGCAGTGTTTGAAGTTACATTTACTGTTGATGCGTCTGTCGTAAGGAATGTATAGTTTACGTCATCGATTGCTTCTGATATAAAGGATGCAAATTTTGGAAGAGTTAATGTAGGTGTTGATACGTTGTTTACTGTGATTCTTACCGTAGCTTTTGATGCAACTGCTGACTTTGGAATATAGTTTAACAATTTAGCGTGAGATACCACAGAACTTCTTTGAATTGCAGAGTCTAAGAACATCTCATTTGCTACCATGTTTAAATAGTATGCATTATATTGTGTATTGTAAGCTAATAGATCAACAAGAACAGAAAGTGCTGAGCCATCAAAGTTATAGTCTTTAAGTGTATCTTGTTGTGATAAAAATGCTTTTAAACTTGCTTTGATACCACCAAAGTCAAGGTCTGTGATTTGTAAACCTGAATTAGCTGTTGCCATTATCGTGTTCTCTCAAGAATTAAATTTATTGCTGTGGGTTGAACGTTATTTCCAACGAAAAATTCTATACCTACACTATATGAATTATTGTCCGGTTGTTCATCAACCGTGACTTGTATCAATCTCACTCTTGGCTCATGGTTATTCAAAGTAGTTTCAATTTCACTTTTCAAATCTTGTGCAGTTAAGAAGTCGATTGATTCAAATAACAACTGTTCGATTCTACTACCAATATTCGGTTGGAAAGGTCTCTCATAATTCTTCGTCAATAGCAAGTATCTGACTGAACGGATGACTGCCATTTCATCGTAACTCAAAGCAATATCATTTTTACCTGGAGTTCGGGTAAAATTGAAATCTATGTCTGAGTATAATTTTTTGAGTGTTTGTACCATTTTATTATTTATCGTTGGAGTAAAATGACTTTTTCAAAATCGAGAACCTGCGCTAAAAAATTCTAGGGCCGGAACGAGATTTTCGAAATTTTAAGAAGTATTAGCCAAATTTGCTTTCAGTCTATCTGTACCAATCAAATTCTGTATCAAGTAATTTTGAGTATTACCTAAATTATTGAATTTATCCATTTTTGTTGAATTAATCATAATTGCATATGAATTTGAAAAGAATATCCAATCCGACACTCTTCTGTGATTAAGAAAGTTATTAGCAGATTCCATTCGCTGTCTTATAGCATTTATATTTGTTGTGCTGATGTAGCAATTACCATTCGGTGCAACAGAAGAAGTTAATGTCAAATAATCTGCACGAATCGTATTTGCATTTGCACGAACTTCATCTGAAATGAATAATGAAGTCATACTACCTAACAAAGGCGTGGTATTTGATATATTATCTGTCTTATTCAAAATTCTAAGCATATAATTACCCACACTTGTAGCACTATCAAGCCCAGGAATTATATCAGTATTTGAAGTCATTACTGTAAGCCCAGAAATGTTGTCTGTGTGAGATTTAAATGCGGAAATAGCTATAGTAGTGTTTGAAGCTGTTGTTGCTAATGCAGTATTTGCCGTTGTAAAATCAAAAGGTATTGTAGTTGAAAATGTTTGAATTAACGCCACATTTGAACTCATAATATCACAAATTTCCGCAAGTGGATTTTTATAATAATTTGTGAGTGCAACATCATTATTAGCAATGTCGTTTTGTTGCCAAGTTGAAATTGATAGTGGTGCTACATTCAAAAAATTTACAGCCTGTGGGCTTAAATACTGTGCATCACCAAATTTATTGGTGTCAAAGTTAAAACCCAAATTCTTAAAAACGCTCTCTGCCATTCAAATCTCCATTACATTAGTGGAATTGGTGTTCCGGTTGGACCTCTTGGACCTATATGTATATGTGTATTATACAGTAGACGAATGAGTTCCATGGGACCTCTTACATCAGAAACAACTAGCCCTGTCGTCAACGGTGTCCAGATACTCACTGCACCAAATATTGGCCCAAGAGTATCAATACCTAGATTTGAACTTAATTTCATGCCGGCTGTTACATTTTCAACTGCTGAAACCGATTGTTTCGAGATGATTGAACCTGAAACATTTAAATCACTTTGTATGTTAACAGCTTCAGCGGCTCTTAATGTGATTGAGCCAGTTGCAGCACCTGCAAAAAGTGAAATATCTCCGCCTGATGTGATTTCAACCTTATCTGTTGAATTTACTCTTGTTTTACCGTTCACTTGTTGATATGAATCGCCTTCGACTTTGCTGAATGCGTCACCTAATACGTGTACAATCGAATCACCGTTTATTGTAATATTGCAAACACCTTTAATCAGAACATTATTATTGTTTGCTATAATTTCATACTTATCACCTAAGATTTTAACGATTTGTTGCCCATTTGCTTGTATCTCAGTGAATGTGCCAGTTCTATGTTGAATACGCACTCTTTCATGTTCTGGTGTATCATCAAGTTCGATGAAGTGCCCAGATTCTGTACCAATTACTTTATTCAGTGGAGGAGAAGCGTCCCAATCCGACGGAGGTTCATTCCACGAATAGTCTGCTGGTTTTGTGTCTAGAATTTGTTGGTCTAGTTGTGCTTGTGTTGCCATATTTAAATTTTTCCAGAATAAGAATTTGGATCCAAAGTTTTTTCGGCTGTAGCTACTACAGCAGAGGCATTAGCGAGTGTTGATGTTGCACTAGATACAGTTTTTGTAACATCCGAAATTAGCCCAGTACCTTCAGTTATAATTTGCGAGAAACTACTGGCTGCCGAATCTACAGCGGAGGTGAACACTCCAGCTAAGGCATTATATAGACTAACTAAACAATCACGGAATTGTTGAAGTAATCTAGCGGGTAGACTTAAAAACCATGCAATTGTTTGTTGCACCTTTGCTATAAAATCTGCTATCACTTTTAAAACATTATTAATAAAGTCTAGTAATTCGTTAATTGTTTTTAAAATTCCACGTAAAACTTTAATAGCCGACAATATTTGTGTTGCCAAAGGTGATGCTGCTGCACCAGAAGTGATAGCCTCAATTCCATTTCTTATTGCTTGAAATAAGGTAGAATTTTTTAATGTCTCAAAAGCTACTTGATATTTGATTACACCTGCAATATCACAAACGTGTGCCCGAGAATTATCAGACTTTTCAATACCTGTGCCCTCATATGTATATGATGTGGCCGGAGTTGTTGGTTTTCCAACACGCACTGGTTTCATTGCAGGAGTGTCAGTATACACAATAGGTGTTACTGCATCAGCTTCATTTAGTGTTGAGTTGGTATATTTCGCTCTTGCATTAAAACCCACACCCTGTACTTCATTTGGTTCTTTTTGTGGTATTGCTGGGAAAACGCCAAGCATCGCTGGAGCTTGTGAGGATTCACCGTCCATAAAGAAACCGAAAACATAATCACCCTCTAGTGGTGTTGAAAATGATTTTGAATCATTGACTGGGTATACTGGAGTCGCCCACGGCAACTCCGCTGTTGGTATTTCTTGTAAATTATCGGTGTGTGAACCAAAAATTCTAACTTTGCATCTACCAAGATTTAGTGGATCGATACGATCTTCAACAACACCAACCCACCAAGTAAAATTATCATGACCCATTCTATTTTTAAAATCACTCATATAATACCTCTTATAGCTTTTTCTGTGTCTCCAGAATTTGTGTAGTTATTCACAGATGCACCGTAACTATCTTTTACGACTTCGAGTATAGTTTCATATTTACCTGCAAAATCGATTATGTGTCGAACTGCCGTAATCATATATTTACCCGAATTATATGGATCTTTTTGACCTGAATTGTAACCTGAACCACCAGCACCTCTACTCGATGGTAAAAAGACTTCAAGTAACATACCAACAGTTAAGTTTGGATCACCGGAAACTGATAATTTTATTCTAGAATAATGCGACAGTGATAATTGTGCTGTTCGATTGGGTATATAATTTTCAACTCTCACATCGTTTGCAACAGACCATGGTTTATCGTTAATTCCTATTGCCTTTTTTTGATTTGAATTTGTTACTGAAACTTTGAAAACGGAATCGTAACTTTCGTTTGCTGTTTTACCTAATCTGTTTTTAAGCTGTGGTACTAATGGATTTTCGTTTAAGTTTTTAGATTTATTAAAATATTTGATATAATCAAAATTTGTATCTCTATATGTGCGTGTTAATGGATCAATAGTGATTAATCTATTTGCAAATGCACCCGTTACTGTGCCATAAAGAGTATCGAAGGTGTCTAAGAAAACATATGACTTGATACCAATTAAGTTTCTACCGAGTTCTTTACTTTTTACACCTAAAGGAGTATTTGTATTACCCACGCTTCTTGGTATATACATGTATGAGGTATAGATGCTTTGATTGAATAAATTTTGCAATGAGTAGAAGTTGAAACCTTCTGAATTTTCATAGAAAAGAAAATCTGCACCATCTTTACCGACTGGTTTAGCATAATTTGATAACCAATTTATTGCTTCAAATGGTTTTTTATATGGTATGATAAAATCATATAAACCATCCGTTTCCTGCATTCTAATATACTTTCGATCTATTTTTAATTTATTCGAAAGTATATCATATATCATTTCAGATATCTTTTTACCTGAATATGAT